TACAGGTAAAGCAGATATTAACACATTTGGTAAGGCTTTTTCTACAGTTGGTAAAGGCTTCGGACCATTTGGTAAAGCCTTAGGTGGTGGAGCACAAGCTATTACAGCATATATTACTCAAAGTGCAGAAGCATTCAGAGATATGTCTAAAGTTGGTGTAAGTCTTGGCGGAGATTTAGGTGAATTCCAAGTTAGGGCCGCACAAACAAGAATGCCTCTAGAACAATTTGGAAAACTTGTAAAAAACAATGCCGCTGATTTAGCAGCCTTTGGTGGTAGTGCAAGCAGAGGTACAAGACGTTTTGCAGAATTAAGCCAAGCAATGTTTGAAGGCGGTGCTATTGACGGCTTTATGCGCCTAGGTATGACCATAGAAGAATCAAATGAATTCTTAATGGACTACACAGCAATGTCTAGACGTTCAGCACGTTTCCAACAGATGAACGCTTCACAACAAGCCGCGTCAGCTGCAGAAATGGCCAAGCAATTTGATATAGTTGCTAAACTAACTGGAAAAAATGCTAAAGAATTAAAAGATGAAGTGATGGAGCGTCAAAATAGTGGTGCTACACAAGCTAAATTAAGACTGCTTGAAAAGCAAGGTGTAGCTGGTGCTGTTGATGCTTATAATGCAGCCCAAACAGGATTACAGAGTGGACCTGCAGTTTTGAGAAACTTAATGGATGACTTGTTACAAACAGGTGTTCCTATGAGTGAAGCAACAGCAAACTTTGCCGCTACAAATAAAGAAGCGTATGCTCTAGCAAAACAAGCCGCTGAAGCAACTAAAGCAGGTAACGTTGAAGAAGCACAAAGGTTGTCTGAAAAAGCCGCCGCGGCTGCATTAAAATATGCAAACAGTGAACAAGGTTTACGCCTAGCATCGTTAGCACAAGTTAGTGACATTGCACAAGGACAAGCAACTGCTCTAGAAGAAACAGGTAAAGTTATAGATGCAATGGCAGAAACTGCTAAACGTATGGGTACAACTCTTAACGAAGCCGGTGCTAGTGCAGAAGTGTTTAAAACCATGCTACAAGATCTAGCCGCTGAACAAACAACACAAGTAGAGGCAAGTGGCAAAGCACAAGCGGCCTTGAAGGCAGTAACAGAAGTAGAACAGGGCATAGCAAATCTAAGTTCTAACATACGCCAAGGTGCAGGAACTATTTTATCAGATGGCGATGCAGTAACAAAGGCTTTGGGTGGACTTGCAAATAGCATAAATGAATCATTAAACGGTCCCGACGGACTTGATGATAATTTAAGAGAATTTATTGCAGCCATTGATAGCTCAACTAATAGAATTAATGAAGCCAAACTGTTGGGACTAGATAAAGATGCTACTAGAACCGATATTGAACAGGAAAAACGAAATAAAGCAGATGGCACAGAAGTTGAAGAAGCAAGAAGTTTCTTTGATAAATTAGGAAGTTTTCTTACTGGTGGTGGATTTAAAGCAACTGGAGGAACAATATCTCCTGGAAATGCCTATGTTGTAGGCGAAAGAGGACCTGAAATAATATCAGGATCTGCAGGCACAGTAATGAGCAACACCCAAAGTAATAATGCTGTCACTCAATCTGCACAAAACGGAGCTCAAGATATGAGCAAACTTATTGGTGCTATGGAAACCGCAAATGAACAACTTAGCACACTAATTGCCATAAATACTAGACAAGCTGTACTAGGCGACAAACAAGTCAAAGCAATTAGAGGTGCAGGTAACCTTATAAAGGGTATATAATACATGAGTTGGAAAAAATATTTCACACCAATAGATGCAACAAACAATTCAGACGGTGGCTACAGTGCTATGGGAGGACGTTCTAGTGCATCAGGAGTAGGTCCAGCACGTTCTAATTATTCATCTTTTTTACCAGATGTTTATGTAGGTTCTCCTAATCGTGTTGAACGCTATGGACAGTACAACACAATGGATATGGACTCAGAGGTTAATGCCGCACTAGACATACTTGCAGAATTTTGCACACAACAAAGCGAAGAAAACGGTACAAATTTTACTTTTAATTTTCATAAAAATGCAACCAATTCAGAAGTTCAAATATTAGGCCAATATTTAAAACAGTGGTGTAAAATGAATCAATTTGAAACACGTATGTTTCGAATTTTTCGTAATGTATTTAAAATGGGTGATGCGTTTTTTATGCGTGACCCAGAAACAAAAAAATTATATCATGTAGATCCTGCAAAAGTAACAAAAATAATTGTAAATGAAAGTGAAGGCAAGAAACCTGAACAATACATTGTAAAGGATATTAATTTTAATTTTAGAGATTTAGTAGCAACAACTCCATATACTACAGCAGGAGATGCAACAGCCCCTGGCAGCCAATATAACATCGGTGGTGCTAGAGGACAAGTTGGTAGTACAAGTCAATCTAATTCAACTAGATTCAATAAAGAACAAGGCGAAATAGCAATTGACGCAGATCATATGATGCATCTAAGTCTATCAGAAGGGCTAGACAACAATGCACCGTTTGGTAATTCATTGCTGGAGAGCATTTTTAAAGTTTACAAACAAAAAGAACTACTAGAAGATGCTATTATAATATACAGAGTGCAGAGAGCACCTGAAAGAAGAGTTTTCTACGTTGATGTGGGTAACATGCCATCGCATTTAGCAATGCAGTTTGTTGAGCGTGTAAAGACGGAAATACATCAAAGGCGTATCCCATCGTCAACAGGCGGAGGCACAAATGTCATAGACAGTTCTTACAATCCGCTGTCAATCAACGAAGATTATTTCTTTCCCCAAACTGCTGAAGGACGAGGATCAAAAGTTGAAACACTTCCAGGCGGTACTAATCTAGGAGAGATTGATGACCTTAGATATTTTACTAATAAGCTCGTACGCGGTTTACGAATACCTTCCAGTTATCTCCCTACAGGCGCTGATGAAGGAACTAACGCATTTCAAGACGGAAGAGTCGGTACTGCATATATACAAGAATTAAGATTTAATACCTACTGTGAAAGATTACAAAATTTAATTGTTGAAGATTTTAATCAAGAATTTAAACGTTACTTGTTAGAAAAAGGTGTAAACATTGATACTTCAATGTTTGATCTTAAATTCCTTCCGCCACAGAACTTTGCGGCATATAGACAATCAGAACTTGATAATGCAAGAGTGCCTACATATCAACAAATGGCACAAATTCCGCACATTTCAAATAGATATGCAATGAAACGCTTTTTAGGTATGAGTATGGAAGAGATTGCAGAAAATGAACGCTTGTGGAAAGAAGAAAATGCAGAAAATATTCAGCCACCACCAGGTGATGCGGCTGCAGAAATGCGTAGTGTCGGTATTAACAGTGCAGGTATAAGTGCAGACATAGCAGGTGCAGAAGATATTGCCGCAGAAGGAGAATCACCAGAAGTTGGAGCCGATGATGCAGGGCCTGAAACAGCAACCGGAGATCAACCAGCTGCCGCTACACCAGCTCCGGCAACCGAACAAACGATATAAATAATAATATGATACTGAGAGAACTTTTTTATTACGATAGAGAAACACTAGAACCTGTAGAAGACAACAGGTACGATCCTCTTAGTGACGATAGCATCTTAGATATAGATGATACTAGAAAAACCAGACTTACACTGAATCAAATCAACCGAGCAAGGAAAGCAAGCGAACTACATATTAAAGAAAAGCAAGAAGAACTTGACTTTATTAGACAAATGTATGGAATAGCCGCACAGCAAGCCGCAGCCGGAGTGTAAGATTTGGCAAAAATTGACAAGCACCAATACACAAAAGAAGAATGGCATCGTATTCGAGACGCAAGGCGTCGAGAAAAAGCAATTAAACGCGGCCTAAAACCACCTGCAATTAAAAATGATCCACATGCTGATGTAGCAAGAAGCAAACATCAAGCATTTGTTTTAGGTAATGGCACGAGCCGTTCAGAAATAATACCAGATCAATTAATACCGCACGGAAAAATATACGGTTGTAATGCACTGTATAGAAGTTTTGTACCTGATTATCTAATTGCTGTTGATGTAAAGATGGTTTTAGAAATAAACAAAGCCAAGTATCAACACAAACATCCTGTATGGACAAATCCTAATAAAGCATATCATTCTATGAAAGAATTAAATTTTTTTCAACCTAGTAAAGGTTGGAGTAGTGGACCAACTGCACTTTGGTTTGCAAGCCAACACGGGTATGAAAGAATATACATATTAGGATTTGATTACAAAGGATTAAGTGACGGCAAAAAATTCAACAACATATATGCAGACACACCAAATTATAAAAATAGCTTAGACGGAGCAACATTCTACGGAAATTGGCTACGTCAAACTAAACAAGTTATAAAAGAAAATTCAAATATACAGTATATTCGTGTAAAACTAGCTGATAATTACGAGCCTGAAGAACTAAATATCTTTGAAAATTATAGGACAATCACTGTTGATCAGTTTAAAAAACAGCTAAATCTATCATAATTTATCGTGGTGTAACAAAAACGGCCCGTTTTTGGCGTATTTCTACGTACTTTTTCTCCTACATACTAAATACAACTGACAGCCTAGCCATAGGTATATTTTAAACATAAACAGGAGAATAAAATGGCAGATCGTAACAAGTTTGAAGAAATGCTTGAGCGCCTAGTCAATGAAGACAAAGCGGGTGCCGAAGAGCTATTCCACGAAATTGTGGTGGAAAAATCACGTGATATCTATGAAGGACTACTAGAATCAGATCTAGAAGACGAAACAGTAGATGAAACAAAAGATGAAGAAGTAGATGAGTCTAATGACGAAGAAGTAGATGAGTCTAATGACGAAGAAGTAGATGAAGCAAAAGACGAAGACGTCGACGAAGCTAAGGATGAAGAAGTAGACGAAGCTAAAGACGAAGATGTTGACGAAGCTAAAGACGAAGAAGTTGAGGAAGATTTTGATCTTGACGAATTTGAAGTAGCTGAAGAAGATCCAACAGACGATATGATGTCTGACATGGAAGCAGGTGATGACGCTGACATGGATATGGGTGACGAAGAAGGCGACGATAGCGATGAAGATATTGAAGATCGTGTAGTTGACCTTGAAGATGCACTTGATGATCTAAAAGCAGAATTTGAAAAAATGATGTCAGATGAAGATGGCGACGACGAAGGTGGCGACGACATGGACATGGACATGGATGATGAAGGCGAAGATGACGCTGAAGAAGAGTCATTTGAACTAGAAGCAAGTGATGAAGAAGTTGAAGAAGCAGATGACGAAGAAGTTGAAGAAGTTGCTAAGTCAGAAGCTGAACAAATGCGTGAGTATGTTGAGAAAGTAAACGTATCACACAGCGACACAGCAGACAATAAAAAGTCTCCAGTAGCTGGTAAAAATGATATGGGTGGATCAGCAAGCAATATTGCATCTGGTAGTTCAGATGAAAAAGGCCGCACAGCACCAACTTCAAAAGAGGATAACGCAGGGAATAGAAATACTCCAGGCGGTATGAGTGCCAAGAAAGGCATGAAAAACGAACCTGGCCACGGCGCTGAAAAGAAGTCAAAGCCAGAGACAGCCGACAACAAAAAACCAGTAATTGGCGGCTAATAAAGTAGTAAGGACTTAATGTATGCTTAACTTACGAGAGAATTTGTCATTCGACCAAGCAAATATTGTGCTTGAGAACGCCAATGAAGGAAAAGACTTGTATATGAAGGGTATTTGTATACAAGGCGGAGTACGCAACGCTAATCAGCGTGTGTATCCTGTGAATGAAATTGGTAGGGCTGTCAAAACTCTCAACGAACAAATTTCGGGAGGATATTCAGTTCTCGGAGAAGTTGATCATCCAGAAGGTTTAAACATTAACCTAGACCGTGTATGCCATATGGTCACAGAAATGTGGATGGATGGACCAAACGGTTATGGTAAACTGAAAATTCTACCAACCCCTATGGGACAGTTAGTAAGAACAATGCTTGAATCGGATTGTAAACTAGGTGTTTCCAGTAGGGGCTCTGGTAACGTTGTTGAAAGCAGCGGAGAAGTTTCAGACTTTGAGATTATCACCGTGGACGTTGTGGCACAGCCAAGCGCCCCTGGTGCTTACCCTACACCAATCTACGAGCACTTAATGAATGCTCGCGGTGGCATGAAGGCATATGAATTAGCTCAGGCAACAAAAGAAGACGCAAAGGCACAAAAATATCTAAAAGAATCGTTGGTTAATATAATCAACCGACTCCAATAGTAAGGAGATAATAAATGTTGGATGCACTAAAAACATTATTCGAAAATGACGTTGTTTCAGAAGAAGTTCGCCGTGACATCGAAGAAGCATGGAATGCAAAAGTTAAGGAAAACCGCTTAGAAGCTACCGCAGAGCTACGTGAAGAATTTGCTAAAAAGTATGAGCATGATAAAGAAACAATGGTTGAAGCCATTGATGCTATGATGACAGAAAAACTAGCAGAAGAAATTGCAGAGTTTCAGGAAGATCGCAAGCAATTAGCCGAAGCAAAAGCAAAATATGCTGTTAAAATGCGTGAAAACTCAGATCTAATGAAGAAGTTTGTTGTAGAATCACTTGCAAAAGAGATTAATGAACTACATGCTGACCAAAAACAGATGGCATCTAAGTTTAACATGCTTGAAGAATTCGTTGTCGAAGCACTTGCTAAAGAAATAGCAGAATTTAACGAAGATAAAAAGGATGTAGCAGAAACAAAAGTACGTTTAGTACGTGAAGCTAAGTCCCAATTCGCTAAAG